GGATTATTTATATTTGATGATAGTACATTGAATTTACAGCCAGGTACAATATATCATTTCGGACATACACACAGTAAACTTAAGTTAGAACAGAATGGAATACTATATTTGAATAATTGTATTGGGTATCCTGAAGAAATCTGTATAGATGCATTGGGAAAATTCAGTAAAGAAGATTTCCTAATTGATATAGAGTCATAAATATTTTCTATGAACATTACAACATCACAATTATTTAACGATATTGAGCAATATAATGTAAGTCCATCTGTATTTGAATTTGACCCTAATCCCGCAAATACACATATAGACATGACTCCCCAATATCAAGACAATTCTGTATCTCGGAAGAATAATGAAACAACTTGGTTTTCAACAACCATATAAGTCACCTGAAGAAATACAGAAAGAAGAAGAACTAGAACAACAAAAACAACAAGCAGAACTAGAAAGACAAAGAAAAGCTTGGTGTAAAGAATTTAGGAATAATCCGATAGTATTGAATTTGAACTGTGTTTGGGGTCAAATGGATAAAAAACAACTCCAAGCAATTAAAGGTATATTGGATAAAGATGAAGACTGCACATATATCTATGCTGGTTCAAAAGATAGAACTGAACAATTAAGTATAGATGATGTGTGTGCTCATGTTGTAAAGTCAAAAGTAAAAGGAAATAACTTAGAATGTAAAATAGAATTTGACTACAGTCCTGCCGGTTTAGCATTGTATAATAATTATAGAAATGGTTTTTTGCCAAAATTGAATTTAAATACTATATTAACATATAACAAACAAGACCCTACAAGACAAGATGTTAAATTTAACTGTCTAGAATTTATATGAGAACCAGTACAGCTATACGAATGTTGAAGGATATTTCAAGAGAATATTCCTTATGTTACTTTGATAGGTCATATATGATTTTTAATAAAGATTATGATTCACCAGCAGCATATTATTCTGAAAATATGGGAGATTTGAGAGAGTGTTTAAAGTCAACTGACAAATATAAGTCAATTCATTACCATATATTTCATACGAGTTTTTTTCTTGCTATAACTATAAATGGCGGCAGTATACAAATCACTACAAAAAATAGATATGGAAATGAACTTTATAGACACAATGTTAAATATTATGATGATTTAAAGAAAATTGTAAGTGAACAACTTACAACTATTAAGCAGGGTAAAATAAAAAGAAAATTGGAAGAAATGGAACAAGATTTTAAACCGATTGATGATACTATATCTCCACTTCCATATTTTCAATTAGATTAGAGGATTTATGGCAAATATACCAGTAAAAGCAAATAAGACTACAATACGGTGGTGCTAACGATAAAGTTTATACACCTGAAAATATTGCTAAGCAATTAATTGATAAATTACCAATACAACCAACAGATACTATATTAGACCCTTGCCGCGGTAAAGGTGCTTTCTATAACAACTATCCTGAACAAAATACCAAATACTATTGTGAAATTGATGATGGTATAGATTTCTTTGATTTCACAACTAAAGTTGATTGGATTATATCTAATCCTCCATATTCCATATACGATAAGTTCGTTGAACACTGCTTTGAATTATCAGACAATGTTTGTCTATTGGTTCCTTTCAGTAAGATTAGTAATTCTATGGGTAGAATTAAGCAAATAAAGAAATATGGTGGTATAAAGAAAATCTGGTTTGTATCTGCAGGAAAATGTGGTTTTCCATTTGGTTTTCCTTGTGCGTTCGTATGGTATCAAAGAAATTTTGCAGATAATTGGGAACTTCTATGATTCATTTAGTATGTTTGACAAAGCCATATAATGAGAATGATTTTAAACTATGGTATGACTGGCATAAAGCATTAGGCATTGACAAAATCCATGTCTTCAAGAATGACAGTGATTTGAAGATAGAGCGATTCATAAAGAAACCTGACACATATCACGAAATATCAGGTTGGCCTAACCAATGGCAGTTATTCAATGACATTCTAAACCATAATTCTTTAAATTTTGCGAAAGACGATATTGTATTGTTTTTTGATGATGATGAATTTCTTTGGGTAAATGACAGATCAAATATCCATTCATTGTTATTGAGCCAGTTCAAGATGCTTAACTGTGTTCTAATTCCACAAATACTAATGAGTACACAAAAGATCACAGAACAACGAAGTGTAAACTTAATACAGCATAGCTTATATAGAACCAACGATTTATCTAATCAAGGTAAATGCATGCTGTTATATGATAAAGAAAATGAATACGATTTCACTAGAGAGGAAAATAATGAAAAAGGTCATGTACCTTTCATAAATGGTATGAGATATTCTGATGTGGTTGGTAGTGATTGTAGCAAAACAACCTATGGATTGGTCAGCTATAATGCTTCTGTTCGTCTTTATCATTATCATATCAAATCATTGGATGATTGGAAACACAAATTAGAGCGTGGCAGTGCTGCGTGTCCTACACAATTCTACGATTCAGACATTACTAAAAATAAATGGTATGGAAATTATAATGTAATTGACCTTTCAATGATTAACACGGCAAAGAAACTGCGCTTAGTGTAAATAAAAATTTACAAAAAAATAAGTTCATGCTATTGACAAAATCAATAGCATTTTCTATATTTAAACTTAGAAAACAACAACAAGAGGTAACACAATGGAATTAAACTGGCTCATCAAAAACACTATTCGTATTTCGACCGACAATGCGAATCTTCTTGCTTCCCGAATCCAAACGGAATTTGACAAAGAAATTATGACTGTTAAAGCAACTTATGAAGAAAAGTTGCAAAAACTAACTGAAGAATACGAAGCCAAAATTTCTTCCATGAAGAACGAATCTATTGAATCCATGATCCGACGAATCGCAAGTGAAGAAGTTGAAAAAAACATCAAATCCAATCTAACAATTGATGAAAACTATGACCCGTTTTCTGGACGTAAGGATTCCACTTGGCATCTTGAATGGAATGGAAAAGAATTTTAACAACGACAACGATGTAACATAATGGCATATTCTAATAACGATTCTAATCCGTTTCTTACAATAATTGTATGTGTTCTAGTTTTGATTGGTTGTTTTTTATTTGCAACTTGTCAAAATTCACTTGTTGATTCTGACCTTAAGAAGGTAGATTCAAATGCAAAAAATGAATATCTCCAGCACAACACAGAAAGTTGGACTGATAAGATTGTTGGAGGAAATAGCATGAAAAAGGCTGTATATGCCACATATACTGCTATCGCTAAAGAAAATAACATTACGGTTCTTGATGCTATTAAGCAGTCTCGTGGAAAATTTGCAGGTCAACTTAAAAATAAGTTCAAATCATTTGGTAGTTTTTTAAGTCTTCCAAATGTTAGGAATGCTTATCATTCTGAAGACATGGGTAAAACTGTTGTTATTGTTCATTTCACATGGACTGAGTGTAGTGGTGGAGAACATAGTAATTGTTGGACGGAACATGATGAAGTAACAATTCCTGAAATTAATCAGCCAAAATATGATAATTTTAATGAATTGGATGAGGTACAGGAAGAAATTCCTATGGAAAGTGGTGTAGGTATTGAATATGAAGGAGTAGATATTACTAATAACTAAGGACATATTTTATTAAAGTTTAATCTATTGACAAAATCAAAGTTATTTTATATATTTACTAATGTGAGGTAAACTATGGCAATGAAAACTACAACTAAAGCAAAAGAAACTAAACGTCAGCGGAAGGAACGCATTAGCAATTCCAACAATGGTGCTACTATGCGGACACGTGTAGTCAAGGATAAGAAGAAATACACTAGAAAAACTAAGCATAAGCAAATGTCTAAGGAAGAAATTTATGAAAAGTTTGTAGAACTTGATAAACTAATGAAAATCCTTCTTTCTTAAAGGAGAACCAACATGGCAACTACAAATAAAACCACAAAAAAGAAGACTGAGCCGAAGGAAGATAAGAAACTCACATACACAATGTGTCCTTCAAGGTTAAGAACCCTAACTACTCCATCTAAGGAGGCCTAAATGGCTACACGTTCTATGAAGGTGTTAAAGACACTCGCCGACGAGGCGTTTGAACCTGAAAAGAAAACAAAGAAGGCAACACCTAAAAAGAAGGCTGAACCGAAGCCGACTGCTACTAAGGTTAAGACATTCAAGGTTAAGACGAAGAAGACAAAGGAACCAACTGCAGATGAACAGATGGATAGTGTCATTAGAGATATTGAAAAGATCCTTGGCACTATAATCAGATATCGTGATAAGTGGTGTGAAAACTTCGTAAAGAAGATGAATGCTCCCAGTAAAAAGAAGGCAAAGAAGTAATGGATGAATTTGTTGGTTCTACAGCAAATTTCAATGAAGTGGTCTTAGCAATAATTGACTTGTTAAGACCATTATCAGTAGAACATCAAGAAGTCTTTTGGAATTATGCATCTTTCGTGTATAAAGATACAGTGATATTGCGAGTAATGGATGAATCTATTGTTTTTCCAAAGAAGTTTAAATTTTGTTTTCATGAAGACTGGAATAATCAATATTTTTTGAATATTAAAGACCTTAGGAAACTTGGCTTTAAGCAAGTTAAAACAATTTCATTTGAAAAGTTTATTGCAAATAAACAAATATTGGTTGAATATGTGCAGAATTTTATAAAGTTTAAAAAAGAATGGGATATAAAGCAACTAAAAGACAAATTAAAGAATGATTTTAAGAAGCCTTCACTAATTGACAAACTGTTTAGGACTCAATTTTGCCAAACAATATTTAAACAACTAGACGAAATCTCAAGAGGTTAAACTATATGACATTCGTATATCAAAAGAAACCTGGTGAAAAAGATCCCGTAATGGTTGGTGCATATCACGATGCTGAACAAGCCAAAAAGTGGATTAAAGAACAGGAAATCAAGGGCATAACAGGTTTTACAACTGTGTCAAAATAAGTTGACAATTAAACTTTATTTTTCTATATTTTACATAGAAAAACAATAGAGAGGTAAACTATGCCAAAATACGATTTTGCACATCCAACATTCAAACGAGGTTTTGTAGAATTTCCTGTAAAAAAGGAACCCTTGATGGATATTCTAATGAGGGAAGCTCGTCTGCATAAAATTAATGTCATGCGAGCCCAGATGATTATTTCCACGAAGAATTACATGGCTAGAGTCTTCAATCGTATGTCTAACATTGAAATTAGGAAGGATGGCAAATCAACCATTCTTCACAATGAAGAAGAAATCCGCCAGTTTATTAGTTCTATTTCCAATGAATGATAATCATTTCAGAAAATTGGTAAATAAGTCACCATATTATTTTCGTACTTCTAGGTACAAAAATTGGGGTGACCGAATTATGAATGAAGACGGAACTCCTTGGCTTGACGAGTTTGGTAATGAATGTTCTACTAGGAGACATGTTGATTATTCATACTATACATGGGTATCACCAGGTAAATTGCAAGCACTAAAACCAAATAAGTTTTCGGGTGAAATTTGTTTTCATTTTACATTGGCTGATGATTCAAAGATAGAAATGAGAATTGTAAGACGGTCTGTACTTCCTGAAATGAGACTAAATCTAACAAAATACATTTCATATAGAACATTTAGAACATATTGTAAATTGGGTATTTTCTGCAATCCTGATGATGTAACGAAATGGGAAATAGAGCAATCAAAACTAGACAAAGAAAAAGAAATTGAAAAGCGACTGCAAGACATGAACAATGATTTTGTATAAAGATTTACCAGAAATTTTTAAATTCTTTACAGAAAATGGATATATGTTGCACCAATATAAGTGTGGTTTTGGTTGGTGTTTTAATAATGGTTATAATATTTTTACACTGACAGTTAGAAAGAAAATATGCTTTATGAATCATAGCAGTATTACTATAAATGAAGGCTATGGTAATACAAACTATGAAGAATATTATTGTGGTGGCGAAATGAAAGATGTAATTGACAAGGATTATTTGTATTATTATATTAAAAAATATAGAGATGAATATCAAAAAATCATTAAATGTTATAAACAAAAAGAAGTAGATAAACGAAAGGCTGAACTGGAACAGGATTTCAAACATGAAGAAACGAAAATTTGAATTGGATATTAGAAATTTTATTGAAAAAGCAAGTGATATTTATATTGTTAAAGAATCAGATTATTATATAGAGTTTAATCTTAAAGATGTTGATAGCGGTGGAGAAACCTGGGGTATATTTGATGTAGATGAAAATGAACTTAGACTTAATGAATGTATAAATTTATCATATATTCTAAAAAATCATAAATCTGCAAGTCTTGAAACATCATGTGAAAACTATGGAAGTTGTATAAAAGTACATAACATTTCTGAATTTATAAAAGTGTATAATGAAATGAAACGAGTAATTCCAATATTACAAGAAACGAAGAAAAAATTGCTTAATGCAGTTAGACTTAATAACATGGAACAGGATTTTGTATGACTAAACTCGGAAAAGATTTATTGGAGTTCATTGAACAAGTAGATGACTTGATAATTGATGACCGAAATGGAGATAATATTTCATTTCACATTAAAGGACTCGATGCAGATTCAGGCTCATCTTGGGGATATTATGATGATGGTGATTATGAAATTAGATTGGATAAAGAACTTGAAATAAGATATGCATTAACAGGTAAAGAAAAACCTCAACTACAAACATTAAATGCAACATATGATAATTGTCTTATCTGCCGTAGAATTAAAGACTTTAAGAAATACTATTATATTGCAAAACAGACTATGATATTATTTGATGAATTTGCAAAAAAACTGGAAAATGCAAGAAAACTAAATGATATGAACCAGGATTTTGAATAATGAAGAAAATTGATATTAAAAAACTATGTTGCGAACTTGGAATTAGATATGAAGAAGATTCACGTGGCTTTTTTACTAAGCTTGGTTATTATGGTAATACGTGCATTGTTGCATATGAAAACTATACCGGCGATCTTAATAGAGAATATATTAGATATTTGAATGATGTAGAGATATCCATTGATGGTTATCCAATTTTTTGCAGTGTTTCAAGAATTTATAACGATGATTACAATTACAGAGCATTGAAAAATGAACTAACAAGTGTTATATTTAGATACAAACAGATGATGACTGAATGTAAGAAGAAAACAATAAACAAAGATTTTGAATAATGTCTAATTTACCAAAATTAAAAGATTTCCTTAGAGCTGTAAATGCTAAAAGAATTTCCATGCATAGATGTGGAAAGTTGGTAGGATTTAAGTATACAAATGAAACTATCTATGCACAAGACTGGGATGAGATTACATTGAATGCTCGTGGAATTGTATTTGATGAAACTACAGGTATGGTTGTAGCCAGACCATTCAAGAAGTTCTTCAACTATCAAGAATTCTTTGATGGTGAAGGTAATCATTCTCATTTATACGATATTTTGCCTGATGAATGGAAACCAAATTTATCTGGTCATGCACGATATATGGAAAAAGTTGATGGTTCACTTGGAATAGTGTTCTGGAACCCATATACAAATAAGTGGCAGTTAAAGACTGGTGGTTCATTTGATTCAGAACAAGCAATTTGGGCACAAAAATGGTTTGATGAACATATAGACTCTAATGGCTGGGATATTAACAAGACCTATTTATTTGAAATAGTATATCACGGTGATATTCACCCTATTAAGTATGAATATGAAGGATTAGTTTTATTATCCATTATTGACAATGTGTCTGGTAATGAATTGCCATTATCAGAAATTGTTGAAGAATTAGATATGAACGCTGATCTTCGCATGGTTAAAATATATGATTTTTCTAGTTTCAATGAGGCAGTTGAATGGGCAAAGAAACAACCAAAGACTGTTGAAGGCCTAGTAATAACATTTGACAATGGATTTAAGACAAAGGCTAAGTCTGATGATTGGTGTCAGCTCGCCAAGATGTTTGAAGGAATGACTAAATGGAATATCTGGATTTGCTATGATATAGAGAAAGATTTCTTCCATGCTCATGTTGATAAGCACAATAGTTATAAACCAGTTGACGATGAAGTCCTATTCATTCCAGAAGAATTGCCTGAAATTCGTGAATATGCGGAATATTTACGAAAAACACTGGAAATCAATACTAATGAAGTATTGGATATAGCCAGTAAGGTCAAGAGCTTGCATTCTGAACGCAAGAACCAGTTTGAATATGTACATACCAATTATAGTGAGAAATGGCCTTCAGTAATGAAAGCTTTGGATTACTTGAATGGTAAGTGCAATATCAACCAAGTCAAACAAACTGTGTATAAGCAGTTAGAACCAGAACCAGAAAAATAAAAAATGTTGACAGAAATCACATCTATAACTAAATTTCCAAAAGGAGATACTACTATGGATACTATGGAAAAGAAAACTTTCGTTGCTACATTCAATTGCAACAACAAGACATTCTTTAAATATGATGAAAACTCTGACACAGTAGTAGAGGAATTTAACAAGTCTGCAAAGCCAATTCCATTTGATGATTGGCTATCTGACCAATATAAATAGATTGAAATGGAAAACAAATATTATATAAGAGCCCTTTTAACTGCTGCACTGGTATGTTTTATACCTGGTGCAGTTTCTTTTTATTTTCATGCTACTTGGTTTACACTCATAACGGTGTTTGCCCTATTGACTATTTGGGGTATCTTAACTGTTATGGAGAATATATGATAATCAAGTTTAAACAGTCTTATGAAGAAAAATTGCCTAATGCCATCATTTGTGAGCAAATTCAAGGTGTAGTCTCAACTATCGTATTTCAAGAAAAAATCTTTGAATCTTCAGATGTTATCAATGAAGACATTATTTTTGATTTGTCTGGTAGACAATATTCATTGAATAAGATTAAAAATATGAAAATCATAATGAAAGACAACGATGGTAAAGATAAACTTTTTGAACTAGAAAAAAATGATTTAAATGGAAAATGGGAAATGAACGGTACCGTTTATTCTAGTCTTAAAGAATTGTATTACGACTTAAATATATAAGTTCAAATTTAACACTTTTTAAAAATGTCATTATTAAATGGCATTTTTTGTTATATTTAACATAGAGGATAATATGAAGATTGAAATTATTAAGTTGACTGAAAATCCATTACAACACATTGGTAAAGTTGCTGGTACTTGCTGGAATGCTCCCATAGATAATTCTGAACAAAATATTAAAAGAGCCAAGAACTGTATAAGGTCTGGTCATGGCAGAGTAATGGAATATGTTGATATTGAAGTAGTACTGGAAGGTTTATCTGCTAGATGTGCAAGAGAAATCTATACTCATATAGCAGGAACATCTAGACTACAAGCTTCTACACGATATATTTCCGAAGAAGATGGTTTTGATTACTACACACCACCTAAAATAGAGGCTAAGCAAGAAACTGAAATTCCATACATTGTTGGTATGAAACAGATTCAGGAATCCTATAATACTCTATTGGAACGAGGCATTGCTAAGGAAGACGCAGCAAATCTACTACCACTTGGCATGAGTACAAAAATGGTATGGAAAATAAATCTAAGGTCATTGGTAAATTTCATGAATAAGCGTCTATGTACTAGGGCATTACGAGAAATACGAGAGTTTGCCACAGACTTGAAAAACCTGCTAGCAGAACAAAATGATGAATGGTCATGGATTGCACAAGCATTATTTGTTCCACAATGCGAAATCTACAAATATAGGAATGAAAATTTAGTATTCTGTCCTGAAGCACAATGCTGTGGAAAACATAAGAAGATAGAGGACTTCTCTTGTTAAAATAAAAATTTTGAGGTGATATTATGATTAAAAAGCATATAACATGTAATGAAATTACATTTGAAAGTCTTAATGACATACTGAAATACAAGAAAACACCAATTGATGTTTCTTGGAAACTCACAAAAGAATGTATTGACAATATCAAGAACATCTATAAGGAACTTTATGAATACAAAGAATCTATGTTGAAGAAATATGGTGCTGATGAAATAGAAAAGACTGCAAATGATATTCTTATTAGATTGGATAAAATTTGTGAAGACAATAAGATTTGTCAGGATGCTTTGAAAATGAATTCCTTAATGCAGAGCAAAACATTGAAGACCGATATGATTGATGATGTCGAAGATGAGGCTGAGGAAATCTTAAAGCGAGAAGCTCCTGAAAAACTATGCGAAACATCTGAATTGGATGTTGATGGCGAAAAACAATTAGATGTTGGTTTTGATTTTGAAAGCGAAGGTAAAGCTAAACCTGATGAACTTGAACGACTGAATAATCTCAATAAGAACAATCCTAATTGTGTAGATTTGACTAACGAATATTAAAAGTTTAACAACATTTAAAATAGACTGGACTAATGAACTGTTCAGTCTTTTGTTATATTTGTTTTTGAGGAATTTTAATTATGGATGCTTATAAACATTGTTTTTACGATAATCACACAAAGACTATTTATCTACGAACCATAAATGATAAACATTTTCAAAAAATATCTTATAAGAAAGATTATTATATAAAAGATCCTACTGGAACATCTAACATAACCGACATTTATCGGAATTCCTGTAATTAGAAAAACTAATTACGATAAAGATACCGTCAATAGATTAAAAGCCAGTAACATTCTAATATGTGAAAGCGATTTAAAAGAAGATGTTAAGTTCATGCATGAGACTTATGACAAGGAAAACCTTGTTGTTGATATGTCTAAATGGAATATGTGCATCTTTGATATTGAGGTCGCAACTAGTGGAAAATTCAATGCTGATAAAGAATTTATTGTAAAGAATGGTGATAAAGATATTACTGTAAAATGTTCGCAGGTAAATGATAAGTTTAGAAAACTAAATCCAATTGTATTTGATGAAGAACAACAGAAATATATTCCATTCAATGAATCTTGCTATGTTAGCATTGAAGGTTTCCCTTATGCTGAAAAGGCAGAAGTTCCAATAAATCTAATTACTTGTTATTCAACAATGACAAAACAGTCCTATACTTGGGGACTAAAACCATACACAGGAACATCTGAAACAGTAACCAATTATCGTTATTTCAAAACAGAAATTGAAATGCTTAAGGATTGGTTAAAATGGTTTCACGATATGTGTTTTGATTTCTGGACTGGTTGGAACTCTGAATTGTTTGACGTTCCTTACATTGTAAATAGAATTAAAAAATTGAGGACATTTCTTGGTGTAAAAACCGAATGGGAACGAGCATTATCTGATGTTGGCAAAATACCAGAATGGCGAGAAGTAATTGACCGTGCATCTGGTTCTAAAATGGGTGAAACATATGATATTCCAGGATTGCTTCATCATGACTATATGAACTTATATAAGAAATTTGCCAAACATGACCCACTTCCAATGTATTCACTCAACTATGTAACAATGAAAGAACTTGGCGAAGGTAAATTGGATTATGAAGGTTCTATTAATGATACTTATAAGAAAGATTGGAATACTTTCGTAGAGTATAACATTAAAGACGTTATGTTGATTGTTAAATTGGAATCTAAATTGTTGTTGTTGAACTTATTGGTTGAATATTCGTATGATACAATAACAACAATAGATAAAATTATTAAGACAGTACAACCTATTGAAGGATATATCTTAAAATATCTCCACAATAACAATATGGTAATGAATGATAGACCTGACCATCATGAAGACTGGTGGCGAGATGAACAATGCTATATTGTCAAAGACAAAAATGGTAATGACTATTATCAGAATTGTGACTGGGAAGATAATCCAGATTTTGAAAAATATTTGGTAAAGAAATCTGTAATGGAAAATGGTGTAACTCCAGAAATAAAATCAAAAATTGAAACACTATGGAAGCCTATAAAAAATAAATCAGCATTTGATGTGTTCAGTGATGATTATGATTCATTTGTTTCTGACCCACACCCATTTAAGAAATTTGGTATCAAAGCTGGTTATTGCTACGATTATCCTGGCCGATATGATAATTGTATGAGTTTTGATATTACTTCTAGTTATCCACACCATATTATGCAATTTAACATTTCACCAGAAACTTTGGTTAAACATCCCACAAAAGAACAAGTTGAAAGTGGCGAAGTAATATTGACCGATGTTAATGAGGTTGGATTTAGAAGAACTACAAATGCTATTCTACCAACAATTATTAAGAAAGTATTTGATGAACGAAAAGAATGTAAGAATAAAATGAAGGCTGCTCATAAAGCCGGTAATAAAGATGAAGAAAAACTATGGGATGCTAGACAACAGACAAAGAAACTTACTATTAATTCAATGTATGGTGTATGTTTGACTTCATCATTCCACTTATATTCTATTGACTGTGCTAGAGCTATTACTCGTTGTGCTCGTGTTACACTTAGAGACTGGCTATCAAAAAACATAAATGACTATTATCCTACAAAAGGATTTATTGGTGAACTTGAAAAAGAATTTAATATTACATTTAAAAATAAAACACCACTTAAATGTGAAAATAGACCTTTTGCTACATCACACTGTGATACCGACTCCGATTATTTCTGTTTCAATGAAGCCATTGAAAGACTAAAACAAGAAGGTATTTCATTCAATACTGAAGATGAAAAACGTGATGTATATGAACATCTTGAAAATATATTCCAAACATTCTTCAATAAGGTTCTAGAAATTCGTGCTAAAAAATCAAACACAACTAATAAGATTAAATTCAATAGAGAAAACATATTTACAAATATGTTCTGTTTTGCGAAGAAACTTTATATAGGAAGTGTAATTGATAGTGAAGGAGACAAATATCCATTTGACAAGCCAAAACATAAAATCATGGGTGTTCCTATTAAAAGAAGTGATAGCCCAGATTTCTGCAAGGAAGCTGATGAAAAATTGGCATTTGATATTTGTGCTGGACAGGGATATGATGAATCTAAGAAATATATCTTAAAAGCATTTGATGAATTTAAGAAACAAAAACTAGAAGATATCTGTGGTAGAAAATCCATTAAAGAATATACCAAGTATGTTCCTGAACCAATTGAACATTACATTGATGAAGGTTTCAATTATCAAAAAGTTGGTGGTATTTTCCAAAGTAAGATTGCACTTGCATATAACTATATGATTACAAAATATAAGTTGCCATATACACCTATTGTAAATGGAACTAAATTTAACTATCTATATGTAAAACCAAACAATAGGAACAATATTGAAGCGATTGCATTTATTGGTAACTGGCCTAAAGAATTCAACAAATATTTTGAAGTTGACTATGAAACTATGTTTAGAAAATCCTTTATGCCTGTTATTGAAAGTATGTTTAAGGTCAAAAACTGGATTGGACCGAAAGATTCAATTAGTTTGGAAGAAGAAATACAATTAGATGGATTTTTTGAATAATGAGTATAGAAGAATTACTTGAATCATATAAAGAAAAAAATTATAGTAAGTTTTCCTATAATTTCAGTTCTGTTCATAACTGTCTAGAAGCACATGTATTCTTTGACGATTTTGAAATATTGAATATATTGGAAGTTGATAATCATCATGCTTACTATGTTGCTTTTTATTCACCTAAAAAGCGAAGTATATGTTATTTTGATTTAAAAAATAGGACTAATTTATTCTTAGATTGCAAATATAGTAGTCTATATTATAGTGATAATAAAGATGAATATAAGGCACTTTTAAAAGATATATCTGACCATATTGAATATTCAAAAAAACTTGATATAAGATATAAAGATTTTCTTACTGAACTTGATAAAATATATGAAGATCTTAAGCCAATTGTTCCAATTAAATCTACACAAACTTTATATGATTTATGTCAGAAAAGAATAGATATTCTTAAAGATACATACGGAGACTTTTTAGAATGAATGTGAAGATAATTAATAAAAGTAATAGAGAAATACCGGAGGAATTTATCATGTCTGTAAATAACAATGAAGGATATGATAGATACCAAGATATTCTAGAACAATACAATCTCAAATTTAGTGAAATTGACATTGATTTCAAGGAAGATATTACTACACTTTATATTTCTGATAGAAAGTAATAATTGAAACTTTAAATGTAAAATAACCATTGACTAATGTTAATGATTTTTTACATTTGTTAAAAACATAAAAAGGATAAAATAATATGGATATTGAAAAATTAGAAACAGCCAAAAAACTCGGTGAAGCACTCGCCCAAGTGGTACAATTTTCAACATACTACAATAGAGGTAGAGAAGCTGTACTCCCTAGAAAATTCTTATTGAAGAACATTCTTGGATTTACAGACGCTGAATGTAAAGAAATTGAAAAAGAGTTAGTGGATGAACTAGCATATAAGAAATATCTTGACAAGAAGATTGAAGCACGTATGAGACAAATGGAAGTTGATGGAGACTTTGATGAATCTTGCGAAATGGATATGGCTAGTGAATATCCAACATCATTAGCAAGTGCTGTAAAAGCTTTAAAATCTAGATAATAGGAGATAAATTATGAGTGAATCAATTAAGTGTTCTGGAACAATGACAAAGTTCAATGTTAATGTTAAGAAGGATAATATCTATTCCTGTTTCTCAATTCAGGTAGTAGAAGATTCCACTGTTAGAACGTTCCCTGGTCAGTTCAAGAGAATAAATCTTAGTGTATTTGACACTATGGCTGCAAATGATGTATTTGATAAGATTAATGTTCCATGTGAAGAATATAATCTAAAGTATGTTATGCAGTTTGATGAACTTGAATTTGAAGCCAAGTTGGAAAGTATGAGTGCTTGTATCAAGAAGACCAAGGATGGTGTTCCTTATACTGTTTACAATATGAACTTCATTAAAGAAATTGAAAAAGAAAATGACTTGAAACTTGCCTCATTTGTTAAGTACAAAGAGGAAGATCCTGAAACTGGAAAGAAGAAAGTAAAGTTTTTCAATGTAGCCTTAGATTATAAAGACTAAATGAAAAACATTGAATTTAAAGATAATCTTTTATACATTGATGATAAGCTTATACCAATTAAATTTGATATGAGCTTATTTCTCGATGGTATTTTATATGTGACTGATCTTCCAGAATCATTCATAAAGATAACAACAGAATTGAGTACAGATGGAACTCCATATCTTAAATGCGATAGTTCACAAGAACTAATGGAATATAGTAATATATTTAACTTAAATATTGAATTATCAGGAAGGTTTAGTTTAGAGCTATATCATGACTTACATATGCTTCATGGTTTAAATATTACTAATCTTATAAGAGGTACCTTAGAATTTAATTTAAATACTGAAGCCGGTAATTATGCATATGGTGTATTTCAGAAATATAGGAAGAAACTGATTATTGACCAAAAGATTATACAAATAAATTCAGATTTTGAAAGTTAAATCTTATACAAATAAAAAATAAGTTATATAAATACATTACAATTTTCTATATTAGAAAATATCCGAACCGGTGTAGATAGGTAATAGAAAATCCACCGAAGGATGAAATGAAACAAAATAGGAGATAAAATATATGGCTAATAAGTTATTGGCAAAAATGAAAAAGGAAAAAGCATTCCTTGATGTATTACAAACTGAACATAAAGCCGATGAATGGCTTTCTACAAACTGTATTTCAGTAAATCTATTATTAAGTGGTAAGATCCAAGGCCGGAATTAAAAAGGGCTGCATTTCACAGATTGCTTCAGATTCAGGCTGGGGTAAATCTATGATTGGTTATTCCACTTTGAAGTCTGCATTTGATAGTGGAATGGATTGCTTTATTATTGATACTGAAAACAGCGTAAATTATGATGTACTGACTTCTCTCGGTGTAAATATGGATGAAGTTGGTGTTTTCCAAACAAATAGAATTCCCGAATTAAAACAAATTCTTGCAAAATTATCTAAGGGATTGACCCGTGAAGAAGCACGAAATGTATTTGTGCTATTTGATTCGTGGGGTCCAATTGTTGAAGAACAGGTAATGGAAAAAGCAGAAGAAGCTAGTAGTGCAGTAAACATGTCATCGAGTAAGTTTAAAAATGAGCTTGCTAACGTCCTCTTGGCTTGTAATTTTACTGTTCTAGTTTTGAACCATGTTTATGCATCTCTACAGCAATATGGTGAAGCATTCGCAATTCCTGGTGGTAAGAGATTGTTCTTCAATTCTGATGCTATTATGTTGGCATCTAGTGCTGCTAAGGACAAGGATAAGGATGGAAATATTCTTGGAAAGATTATTACTGCTAGTGTAAAGAAGGGTAGAGCTGCTAAAGAATTCGTAAAGACTAAGTATCTAATTCTTCATAATGGTGGTATTTCACCCTATTATGGTTTGTTGGATGAAGCAATGGCTTGTGGCGAAGTATTCAAACCAAAGCCTGGTTATTATTCTCGTACCAATTTTGATGTTGATAAGTCTACTGGCGAAGCAACAAAGATGTGGCGAGAAGAAGAACTCTATTGTGCTGAATTCTGGATTCCTATCTACAAGACAGAAACATTCCGTCACTATGTAGAAGCCAAATTTGCATTTGAAGATCAGGAACTAATCACCTCCACACAGAATGTTATGGATATGATTAATGGTAAGGTTGATGTTCCGACCTCTGACCTTGATGCAATAGAAGATGAAGAATAATAGGTGTTAGGAGAATGGGCTATACTCATATTGGGTATAGTCCATTTATTTTTAAGTTTACACAAATAAAAAATAAAATTTTGTGTTTGTAAGTGAACAATTTTTCTAAATTGGTTTTTGTATGAATAATGAATTTGAGAAAGTTATAATTAAAACATTGTATGTGAATAATGATGTTAGTTCAAAGGTATTACCTGAACTAAAAGATTCGTGGTTTTCTGATATTGATTGTAAGTTGATTGTTAAGCATATTATAGATTTCAATACAAAATATAGCAGAATGCCTAATGTGCTTGAAACAAGAAGATTTATATCTGATGAATTGATGTTGAAAACATTTGATGAATGTATGGCAATACCAGATGACCAGGTAAATACTGATTATCTATTGCAAGAAATTCAGGAATTTGTTAGACGCAAGTTAATGTATAATGCTAGTGAAAAGATTATAGATTATGTAACAAATGGAGTCACTACAAATGGTTCGTTTGCAGATGAACTTAGTGATGCAGAAACATTTACATTTGACACAAGCATTGGTTTTGATTTCTTTGCTGAACCTACAAGACTGTATGAAGATGCTAATACAAAGGAAAAGATTTTTAAGACAGGTATTCGTTCATTGGATGATATGCTAATGGGTGGTTTTCATGAAAATTCATTGAGTCTATTCATGTCTTCAACAAATGTTCGGAAAGACTTTATTCATGTGTTCTCTTGCTACAAATCTTGTGCTTAATGGTCATAAAGTTCTGTATATTTCATTTGAAGATAGTGAAAATAAGATTGCTGCTAGAATGGCACAAAATATGTTTGATGTTTCACAACAGCAATTTAAGACCATGACAGAAGAAGACTTCCATAAAGCTTTTGAAAAATTCAAGAAAATCTGTGGTAATGGTAATTCATTGGTGATTAAGGAATATCCGGAAGGAACCGTTAATGCCTTAATGCTAAAATCATTATTGAAAGATCTTGAAGACAAGAAGAAATTTATACCTGAAATTGTATTCATTGATTATATTGGCTGTATGATACCAAACGGACGTTTAAATCAGAATTGGAATACCAATACCATTCTTCAACAAGTTGCCCAGCAGGTGCGAGCAATTGGCCAGGAATGGGGTATTCCTATCGTGTCTGCAGCACAAACAAATAGAGGTGGATATAATAGTGCAGAAGTTGGATTGAATGATATTGCTGATTCTTATGGTGTTAGTATGAAAGCTGATGCTATCATATCTGTTACTCAAACACCAGAATTCAAGGAACAAGGAATGTATTCTGTACAACTACTAAAAACTAGATTTGGAAATAATAAAGGTCAACTAGTTACTATGGGTGTTGATATTGAAAAACAGCGTGTATTTGACCTAAACCAAACTAAAGTATCAAATAATAAAGTTAATGTATTTGATGCGACAAATAAATCCAATGTCTTATCAGGAAATAAACCTACTGTAGATTTATCTAGTCTTGATATGGAATTTTAACGGAGAATGATATGATATTTGATTCATTAATCTGTGATGAATATAACGATACTGCTATGAATAAGAAGAACTATAAAGATAAATTTCTTTCTATACTAGCACAAAATGGTTTTGACTTTAATGATGTTGATGATGCAACAAGATTACCAAAATCTTTATTGCCAGTAATATCAAATAATGAAGGTCCTGAACCATTCAATAAGTTCAATTTATGTCTATCAAACATGAATAAGAACAATGAGGTAAACATTCTAGATGCGGTTAGTTTTTTGGTTAATGACTATCTAGAGGCACCGATTGCACTTAAATGTCTTGACGAAATGAACTTTATTGCATTGAAAAATGAATTACAGAAAAAATACAAAATAAAGACCAAAGAAGATACTGAAGAACACGAAGAACTATCCATTCTAGATTTTTTGGAGTAATAATCATGGAACAAGAAAAACCACTAAAAATTTATGAATATAAGAAAGAAACACCTCACGAAAAGAAGGTGATTGTATTATTGCCTACTAAAGATGGAACTAAATGGAAATTCATAAATTTGAGCAAAGGCTATATTTGTCCTTGTGAATTTGACACAAGAGAAGAAGCACTAAAAGATTTCGTAAAATATGCTAATGAATTTCATAGAGTAGAAATCGAGGAACTAAATGCCTAAAGAAAAAGTAAATGTGAAAACTTATAGTAAAGACGGTGTATATAACCTGTTTAGGACATTGAGAGATTTTTTACTTAATCCTACACCTGGTAAATACAAGAAATTTATTATAAATGATTTTCACTATTTTACTCAATACTACTTCAATAATACTAAGCGCTGGGATATGGCCGCCAATAAATTTATAGGTTTATCAAATGCTTTAAATTGTGGTGAAGTGACACTAATTTCAGTTATTGCTTCATTCATTGGTGAATTTATTATAAAGCATAAAACAGTAACTTATAATGATATTACCAATATTGACAAAATACAAGAATTTGCTAAATTCTATACCATAGATGAAACAAAAAAACACTTTCAATACATTAAAAAGCTTGAAGAAGAGGAAGAAGATGTAGAAGATACATTTTTTGAATCTACTAAAAACAAAATAGATGTATATAAAGTCAACGCAGTACAACAAAATAGATTGTATGAACTAATTAGAGATGGGAAGGTAAATTTCTTCTGTTTCATATTTGCCTTGGAAAAAGGAAAATTTGTGATAGACGAAAAGAAAATTACTGACCCTGATTACAAATTATTCATACAATGTATTAACATTGTCCGACGAAATATAACAATAAAATAAACTATCATTGGAGTAATTTAAATAGTTTTGTCTCTAAAAAGTATGATATGAATAAAAAAAATTATTTGTTGAAATATTTTAGGTAGAGTTTTTTATATTTGGATTATTAAAATGATGAACAAAAATAGGAGATAAAATAATATGCCAATTAAACGCGATTTAAATTCTTACTTCTCAATGGTTCAGTCTGCTGGTTCCAATTCTACACGGTTCCGGACGTAAGAGCTATAAGGTTGAAAACGCTTTCACACCAGTCCTCAAAGACGGTAAGTATAGTGTTGTCCTCCGTTTCCTCCCCGCTAACCAGAATGAAATTGCCCCATTCGTAGAAAACAGAACACACATGTTCCAGTTGCAGAATGGTTCCTGGTTTGGTTGTGATTGTCTTGGCAAGTGGGGCAAACCATGCCCAATTTGTGATTTCAACCGCGCAGCTTGGAAGAAGTATGGAAGAGAAGAAGGTAGAAACCATGTGCTTGGTAAGGCAAAACCCAAGTATATCACTAATGTTCTAATTGTGCGTAACCCCAATGCACCTGAGACAGAAGGTAAGGTCTTTAGATTTGAATTTGGTCCTCTAATTATGAAGATGATTAGTGAAGCCATGACAGATCACGAAGACAATGAAGCTGGTCTTATTAAGGGTTTCAACCCATTTGACTGGAAGACAGGTGCTAACTTTGTGTACGAGGGAGTTCAGGTTGGTAAGTTCACCAAGAATGATAGTTCCCATTTTGGAACACCCAAGCCAATTAACCGTTGGAATGGTAAGACATTCGTTGAACTAACTGATGATGAAATTGACACGATTGAATCTCAGCTTTACACCTTGGCCGAATGCGAACACAAAGAAGAAGATGTAAGAGATTATCAGGGAATTCTGGACAGCTATTTGTCAAAGAATGGTGCTCCATTGTTTGAATCTGATATGGGTCTTTCTGCACCCAAGGTTGCATCTCAAACCGTTGCCAATGTAGTTAGTTCTGATGTAGATGAAACACCTTCATTTGAACCAAATACTGCGGCTGCTACTGACGAAGAAGTTACTGATAGTGATGACTTTTTTAGCCGTCTCTCCAATTCGTAATTTACAAGTTCGTAGTTAAACAAAAATATGAGTGAGTACCATTGAAAGATGGTGCTCATTTTTATATTTTATAATCAAAAATTGGAATAGTAAGAATGAATTATTTTTTAAATACCAAACTTCGCATATTAAATTTCACACACATAGACTTTGATGGTGCCTCATCAAACATCGTAATAAAAAACTACTTCAAAAATGTAATCACTTACACGATAACTTATGAACACGAAAACGAAATCCTTCCTAAAATGATAAAGGATAGGGATAAGTATGATGCAGTAATATTTACAGATTTCTGCCCAGTAAATCTATCACAGGTTCAAGCATTTGGTAAACCGGTATTGGTATTAGACCATCACGAAAGTGCCATTAAATTCAATGACCCTGGCAAATCAGTGTATATCTGTCCTAAATTCTGTGGTGCTAAACTGACATATGAATTTTTTAATCACGATGATTGCTTAGTTCACCTTAAAGAACTAATTGACATTACTAACGATTATGATTTATACACCCTAAATGACCCACGCAGTAAAGCATACAATAATCTATTCTGGGCTATGGGATTCAATTGGTTCGTGGAAAGATTCCTTTGTGGTGATATAACAATAACTAAAGGTGAAAAATTATACCTTGTTAGAAGACAAAAAGAATTTGAAGAACTATATGCCAATCTGCCAATTCAAGAACTATCCAATAAAGGAGTTGTTTGTGAAGCAGAAAAATTTATTGCTGATATTGCTGATTCATTGAGAAATGATGGTTATGAATGGTGTATCATTTATCGTAATGGTAATCTATCTGTTAGAACAGCAAATGAAAGTAAGATAAATCTAGTTAATGTATGTGCTAGATTGGGTAAAGGCGGTGGTCATATGCATGCTGCTGGTATTCCTCAACAAAAAGAAAATCTAGCTGAATTGATTAAAAGAATTGAAACAGAAGTTGACAATGAAATCAAAGAAATAAATAGTAAAGGTGTTGCTGATGATTTCATGAAGAAACTTGAAAATGCTTAACATAAATAGTGAAAATGCAAGTACAATTCATAACAAACCAATTTGATTCTGAAATGAGACCAATGGACTTAAATGAGTCCACTTACAAAAAAATACTTGATATTGTTAAGAAACCAATAATAATACAGAACAAAGCCCAAATTCCTCAATGGAAATTTTGCACAGTAAACTGTAATAAAAGATGTAATGATAGTATGGATTTAACCAATGTGTTAATCCTTGATTTTGATGATTCAACATATACTTATAAGGAATTTGAACACCAATTCCAAGAATATCAGTATATTCTACATACAAGTTATTCTTATGATGGTAAAAATAGTAAGTTTAGAGTTCTATTGTTTCTTGATAAAGAATATGAAATCAAAAGATTGTTCTGTAAGATAAATGATAGTTATGACAATAGAGCAAAAGAAACTAACATTAAAAGTCCATATCATTTATTGTTGACATATTTCCAGCATGTTGACCCAGCAAGTTTTGTTAAATCACAATTTTTTAAAGTTCCTGCCATAGCAGATGCAAATGCACCATATTACTACAATATCCATAAGGGTGAATTATTCTCACCAGGTAAAGCCATTGTTGGTTATGGTCTTGCATATGACCAGTGTCTTAGCATTGAAAAAGAAATGCAGAGAAACAACTATCATAAAGCGATGGTATTGAAAACACAGTTTAAAGGTGATTTATCAAAAGCAGTTGAATATGTAAAACGAAAAATGGAAGAAGCACCAGTTGGCATGCGACATAACTGTATATTTGGTTTGGCAGCATTCTTCAGCAAGATTGGTGGTGATTACTATACATTTTCACAGATTAAGCCATCATGGGCAGATAAAAAATACGAAACTCAGATTAAGCGTCTCCAAAAAGAATGGACTAAGATCGCTTTGAAGTGATTTTTGTAAAAATTTTTTAACATAATTTAGTGTTGACATATTGTTGACTCATTTGTATATTTACGAAAAATTTTAAACAATAAAGGACAATAACTATGAATATAAAACTAAAAAATGGAATGGAAGTTGAAATTTCACCTGCTGAATTGGCAGAACTGAATAAAAACAACATTTCTCTTGAATCTCTGTTTGGAAATTCTACACCAAAAATGGTAGAATCCAAAAAACCTGTTGAAAAAATCGTAGAAATTCCAAGAGACAAGTTTAACTCTGAAGTAGTTAGACAGCATTACAATGTGAAGTCTATTCCATCTGATATTTACAATCGTGAATATTATTCCTTCAAGCAACACAAGAAATATACTTGGGAAATTGAAAAACCTGAAAGAAAACCATTGGTTTCTGTTCAGTACAAGGGTTTTAAACAGGAAATGGTTGAAAAACATCTTGGTCATAAGGTCCCAGTAACATCGGAAGAATACAAGAAGGAATTTAGCCATTTTAGACAGAAGGGTTATTATTCTTGGGAATCTCCTTGTTTCAAGCGTAAGAAATGTGTTGAATTTGAACTCCCTTCATTTCATGGCTTTGACAAGAAACTTGTAGATAAGCATTTTGGAAAGACACTTGATTCCAATTCGTCTGAATATAAGAAGGAACATAATTTCTTCTATCGTCATGGTAGATATTCGTGGGAACCTTCTCCTGAAGAACAAATGGCTAAGGTTGAATCCAAACCTGCTACAAATATGCCATTTAAGCAAAACATGAACTTGACTTTTATTGGTTTTGATAAGAAGGTATTCCTAAAGCATAAGGGGCTTCCTGCAAATACGGTAATTGACAATGATGAAGAATTGAAGAAGGAATATTGTACTGAACAGGGTTTCTATAATAAGCATGGTTATTATTCTTGGTTTAAGGGTATTGACCTTGATTATTACACCTGGCGTAGAATGAATAAGGAATATCACAAACAGTTCCAATCCACCCAAGAAACAAATCCTAATGTATTTAAGTATTACAACAATGCTATGATGATGTGCAACATTGTCAATGGAAAGATTAATGGTAATACTGTGCAGAGAAAGGTTCTCAATGCCAAATACATGAATGCTTGGTTTAAGGCAAATGAACCGTTGCTTACTAATCCAAAAGCAAAACTGTATGAACATTTTGTGTATGATAATGCTGAAAAGATTTTCAAACCCACAAAATAAGTTTAAACAGACATAGAAAAGAAAAAGAGCCTCCTTGTTGGGGTTCTTTTTCTATATATTCAAATATGGTTAATAATGATGTAATGTACGGTAGGTCTAATTGGGTCTTCTACCCAAAAGAAACATTACCAAAACATAATGTGTATCTGTATGAAGTTTTAAATTTCTTGAACAACTGTAAATCCTTACAGCGGTATAATTTTTGGTTATAGACTTGATAAAAATACATTCAATGATAAAATTATTGGAATACAAGTATTCGTAAACACTAATACTGTAAATAATACAGATAGATGTAGAAGATCTATCAAATTATTAAAAGAACTTAAAAAACCAATTCAATTAAATAAAACTACAACTGTTGATGCCAGCGATAAAGAATGGAAAATAAATACAGGAAAGTATAGTGAATCTAGAATGTATTTGAGAATAAAGAATACAAAGTCTGAACAACTATTTAAATTCCTATTGACACCATATACTGACTTAAATTTTTCTAATAAGATTACAACTCAAGTTAAAAATTCAAATGTAATACTGAATAAAGCTTGTCCATCTCATATTCTTACAAAGAAGAATTTAGCAATATTTCCAGATGAACTTTATAAAGCACTTAAATATATAAACATACCAATAGATGAACTAAAGGTATGGAAATACCTATTTAACATTAAGCCAGATAAAGGTGCTGATTTTATACCAGAAATAGTATATAAAAACCATTTTGAAGAAGTAAAAGATTATCTAACGAAATCCAATATATCAGTAGTAGCATCTGAAATACTTATACCTTATATATTGTTGTGTGGATATACAAAGATAAATGGTGTGGATATACTTGAAAAAATCGGACTGAAGAAAATAACTAAAATTAAATGGTCTATAAAATCTAATGCTACCATAGACTACATCATTTCTGATGGCAAGACTGATAGATTTATATCTGCTAAATCCAATTCATCAAACTATTCTACAATAATTACTGCTTTAAAAGAAAATAATTTAAAATACAATCGTAAATCTGAACTATGGTCAAAGATAGTAAAGAATGTTAAAGAATGTAAGCGTATGAACTACAATAATTCATTCACCTGTTGGGCCATTGGTTCAGCATGTATGAACTTACCTTATACTTTAAAGGAACTATATGGCATATATGAATCTGTAAAATCACATCATCCAATTAGCAAGAAAGTTTACAACACAATTATCAAGAAAGGAACGATGCATTTATCAGAAAAGGACTTTCACTACTATCCATATTCCTTGACAAATATATTTGAGAAGATTGCTGTAAATACAATGAACGATGATATAGTATGCTTGAAAGAAATCCATAAAATTTTATTTGCTCAACAAGACTATATTCAGATAGAAATGCACACAAATACAAAGAACCTATTTACAGTTATAATAAAGACAAAAGACGATAATAAAGACATACCAATTAAATTGATAAATATCTGTGGTAATAAATCAACAACCAATATGCTTGACTTGGATGGAAAGAAAAATCTACTTGTATCTGGTGGTGGTAGAGGTCAATTCATTGGATTTAAATTATTGTAAAGTATATTGTAAACATTTTTAAACTTATTTAAGTTAATGATAAACAATTTTATTATATTTTATTTTAGAGGAATATATGGATAAAATTTATGTAACAAATGGCTGTTCAAATCATTGTAAGAAAGATAGAGCTGACAATGATTTCTATGCCACAAACCCTAAAGATGTGGAATTATTATTTTCTGAATGCAAGATACCATTTAGCCAAAATATCTTAGAGCCTTGTGCAGGAAACGGGCATATTGCACAAGTGTTCAAAAATAAAGGCTATAATGTAAAAGCATGCGATTTAGTTCAACGTGATTATCCACTCGACCAGTGCTGGGATTTCCTTACCCAGCAGGAACCTTTTGATGGAGATATAGTAACTAATCCACCTTATGAATTAGCGACAGAATTCATTAAGAAATCACTAGAGCTGATACCATCTGGTCATAAAGTGGTAATGTTTTTAAAATTGACATTTTTGGAAAGCAAAAAACGTAGAGCCTTATTTGATACGAAACAATTAAAGACGGTATATGTCTATACAAATAGGACAAACTGTGCAAAGAATGGTGATGAAAAATTATTTGGTGCGGGCGCGGTCGCATATGCTTGGTTTGAATTTGAAAAAGATTATAATAATGACCCTATAATAAAATGGATAAATTAGTATGACAAATGTAAAAGAAAAGTTACAAGAATTGGGCTTTGAAGAGACAATAATTCTAGAAAATCCAAGTTATGACACTGCAATAACTGGTATAAGTTCTAATGGTAATTTAATCTATGACTATGAGTTAATGGTTAATTACTTAATTGAACACGATAATATGTCTTATGAAGATGCTGTAGAATTTATAGACTATAACACTATTAGAGCAATTGATTATATGGGTGAATTTAAACCTATTGTTATGATGAATATAGAGGATTAAATGATAGAACCAACATTACATATAGAATTATGGAAAGCTTTTAATGACATTGTATTTAATGAACCTGACCATAGATATACAGATTCAAAAGGAACTCAATATCAATCTGCAACTGGTTGGATTAGACAATTTGAACCTGAAAAAGACTGGGAACCTATCAAAATAAAGAAAGCCAAAAAAGAAGGAATAACTGTAGAAGAACTAACTAAACAATGGGATTATAAGAGTAGTTATGCTACTCATCTTCGGAAC